CACAGTAGTTCAAGATTATATGAATAAACATCTCCCTCGCTGACGTCAAGGATTACCGATTCAATCGCTTCAAGAAGCTCATCAACAGGTATACCATAACGATGCATGGAGAAGTTTAACAAATCCGCTCTATCAATTAAAAACTCCTCGCTACAAGCAAGTTTGTCTTTAAAATTCTTGAGGGTCAATCCCGCGTCACGAGCGTTCCAGGTATAGGCGTCACTCGCAAAACGAAACTTATGCTTTTCCTCCGCCACCAAAGGTGCATGGTGAAGGAATCGGTCAAGAAAGATGTCACGGATAAGTGGACAGAAACGAAACTCGTAGCTGTACGACAAAGCCTTAGCAGCAAAATAGCAGTTATCAGTCAGAGCATCATTGTTGTTAGCACGGGTGTTAAACCGCGCAATAGCTTTACCCAACAATGGTACTACAGAATGATGGCCAGAATCTAACGGGACGAAAGATTTTGACAAAAAAGAGCAATCCAATAAGTACTTGTGTCGTGAGACCTTCGCACTCATTCTTGCGTCTTCTGCTACTTTGGCATAACGCTTCGCCGCATATCTCCCGAGGCCCACGATGCGGGCTACAATGTCATCCCCTAAAATTATGGACGTTGAGGCGGGTGATTTCTCAATGTCCAAAAAGGTGCTAAGAATGCACCAATTCCAAAAACAATTTCTGAAAGTAGTGTCGCAAGCGCCAGTAGGAAGCTGAAAATCGATATCAGCTTTGAACCCGTGCTTGGCGTTGAATACTCCAAAGGTGTTGGTCAGACCTTCCAAACGGACGAACCATTCGGGACAGCCTAACCGCCTCATGAGCATCAACTCCAAGCGCTTGACATCTTGGCATTGACGCTTGTCATTTGCCGAGAAGTCGGATTCTACGTACTCGCCTGCGCCACTTTCTAAGAAAGGGACATAAACTTCGGGCCCACGCCCGTAAGCAAAACGGACCCTATGAGGTCCAGGTCTATTTTCAGCAGCCTCGTCAAAACGATGCATAAGCTCCCAGTACATGGGCCCAGCAATCGCATTGTACAAATCGGACCCTTTGTAAATAATACGCGGGGCCCAATTTGGTTTGTGCTCGACGAGGAGGGCTTCGACTTTAACCATAAGCTCTTTGTCTTTATACTGTTTCAACGTAGCAGTGTCCAAAGTTGAAAGAGCATTAACCATGCGAGCTTGCTTGTCAGGTGTAAAACGGGCCAGCCATTTTGAAAAAAGATCTTCTGACCACTCAAAAGTGGGTAGAGGGTCCTTAGAAAGAGAATTTATCAATTTTATGGAGGATTTGATAACCCTGTGTGATGCAGTGCCAGCATCATAGTAATTGCAACGTTTATTGACAGCAGCTAAAAAATTTACATAGCCATTGTCGGGCACCACTGGGTGGAACCCGGCAAGGCGTCTGCCGCCTAAACGCGCCGCGCGCCCTTCCTCCTGAAATTTAACAGGATGGCGAAAGCGATACTTGCGCCATACAGGTTTAAGGGCGGAACAAGGAAGTGGGAAACAAGTGCCTTGAACTAACTGGTGCGGACTTGTCATCCGCAGGTGGTGGTG